CAGACTTCCTGAAACTCGACGCGGAGGGCGCGGAAGTTGACATCTGGAATGGTGCATATGGTTACGTCGGGCCATTCGGTATCCTAACCGAGATCCGGTTTCACAAGGAGATCAACGGCTCTGCGCCTTTCCATCAGATCAGCGATGCATTTAAGGCCTCCGGTTTTCACCTCTACGATCTCACCTTCAGCCGCCAATCCCGCAAGGACTTGCCCTATCCGCAGACCGTTCGTTCCATTGCCCAGGATGGGCGGCAGTTCATGGGAATCACGACGCGAGGCCAGATACAGGACGGAGATGCGCTATACTTCCGCGACCTGTTCCTGCCGCATGAATCTCCCGCCATCACAACCATGTCGATGGTCAATGTCCTCAAGATGGCCTGCCTGATGGAGATATACAGCCTGAACGACTGCGCCGCCGAGCTCATCCTCGCACGCTGGCCCAATCCGACCGAATGCCTTGACCTGTTGGCCTCTGGCATCGCAGGCGAGCGCACGACCTACGAAGCCTACAGGAAGCGATATTTCGGATGAGCGTCGTTCGCAGCCGCCCCGACTTCTTCGCCGCCTATGGCCCGCTCGAGGAGCAGCAGAAGGCCGGCATCGCCTCCCTCCTCGATGTGTGGGACGGCAAGCCCGAACTGCAGGACAAGCGCTGGCTGGCCTACATGCTGGCCACCCAGTTCTGGGAGACCTGCGGCACGATGCAGCCCTGCGAGGAACCGACCAAGGGCTATGGCTTCGCCTATGGCATTCCCGACCCTGATACCGGCCAATGCTACTACGGACGCGGCTACATCCCGCTCCGCTGGAAATGGAACTACGATATGTGGCGCAAGAACCTCGGCAACGATCTCGTCAATCATCCCGAGAACGTGCTTCAGCCGCAGATCGCCGCGCTGATCCTTGTCGAGGGCATGAAGCATGGGCTGTTCACCGGCATCCCCTTGGGCGAACGGCACGGCGGGGAACTGGACGATCCGCTGCGCGCCCGTCAATCGGTCGATGGCAACATGAGCCACGCGGCAGAGATAGCGGAGATTTACCAGCGTTTCTTCGGGGCGCTCGCTTGAAGACGCTTATCTTCAGCCAGGTCTGCGTCGATTCCGAGGTCAACGCCTCCCTCTCCCGCGGCACGCTTCGCAAGGAACGCCTGCTGCATGTCAGCCTCACGCTTGCCTGCAAACTCAATCCCGACGCCGATATTGTCCTGATCGACAACGGCTCAACGCTCGACCTTGAGCCTTACCTTCCAGACGGTCCATGGATTACGCACCAGATGGAAGCAGGGCCGGTCCCACGCATCCATGGCAACCGGACGGTCCTGAGATTCGACAGGCCCATCGGGCATTTCCACTACAACAAGAACGCCGAACCACCCCCAAGAGACGGCCCCGGACGCGCGATAATGACGGGACTGCAAGCAGCGATAGACGGCTGCTACGACCGCTGCCTGCACCTCGAGGGGGATGCACTGACCGTCCGACCGGCGGATTTCTTCTTCGACAAGATGACCAAACCCGTCGCCAGTTGCCCGCGGACTCCGCACGGCTACCTTGATTGGGCGCTGTTCTTCATCAAGGACATGGACTGGTTCCGCAAGTTCGACTTCATCGGCAAATACGCCTGGCAGCACCGGCACAGGGGCGAGCCGCCCGGCGAGGAAATCTACGAACTGATATTCGGGAGCGCCTTGCAGGTTCTCGAACTGACGGGTGGCCGGGGCGACCCGATGCTGCTCAACAAATGGCAGCAGCAGAACGAGTTGACCAAGGCTTTCCCCAACGGATGCGATTACTTCACCCACGGGGCAAAGGAGGATTTCGAGTCCTTCCTCGACCTCAACGGCTATTCCGAACTGAAGGCCCTGCTCTGAAGCATCGCCTTGGCCTTGTCGATGCAGGACTGCCAGTCACCGGCCCTGTCCTGCCTCGCCAGCGTGACGGTTGGATACCACGGAGAAACCTCCCCGCTCTGCCACTGCCACGACCCCTGATAGTTCAGCAGCCCGATGGCAGGCATGCCCAGCGCTCCCGCAAGATGGAGCGGCGCAGTATCCACACTCACCACGCAATGGAGGTCCGCCATCCATGCCGACATATCGGCAAAGTCCAGGATGTCCATCTGCACGACCAGATGCTTGGCCCCCGCGGTGGCGATGTCAGCCGCCGCCGCGCCAGTCTGCAGGCTGTAAAGCTGCACGCCCGGTATCTCTGCCAGTTGCAGGATCATCTCGAAGGGGATCGACTTTGCCCGTCCATGGCTGGCTTCCTCCTTGCCGATGTCCTTGCCGGTGGCCTTGGAGGACCAGACGATGCCCACACGATAACCGGGCAACTGGGGCACCTGAAACGCCTGGGCAGGCTTCAGGTAGGGATCGGGCGCATAATCAGACCGTCCCAGAAGGGCAGGGAGGCTCATCAGGGGGCAGAAGTAGTCCGCCTGGGGTAGATCCTCGTTCATGGACACGCAGGGCACGCCTTGAGCCTGGAATAGCCTCAGCAGCGGTCCCGGCATGCCGAGCGTAAAGTTGTCCAGCCCCTTCAGGTACCGGCTGAACATGATGGAATCGCCAAAGCCCTGCTCGGCATGGATGGCAACATGCTTCCCGGCTTCCCCTTTCCACATGGGGGGGGAGGTGGTGAAGGGGCGCAACTCGAGGCGAGCATCGTAGGCCTTCAGTCCCCGTTCGATCTGGCCGGCATGGAGCAACCCCATGGCCTGCACGAAGCGCGAGAAGGGCGGATCGTCCCGACTGAGATACTCCAGATGCTCGACGGCTTCGGCAGCCCTGTTCTGGTCCAGCAACGCACAACCGATGACAAACCGCGCCGGCGCATTGGATGCATCCAGTTTCAGGGCCTGTTCCGCCGCCTCGATGCAGTCGGGATAGCGTTTCAGCCGTCTGTAGATGTTGGCGAGATTGGAATGGAAGGCAGCGGAAGGAAACTCGCGGATAGCCCGCTGGAAGAATACCGCCGCCGACTGGAACTGATCGAAATAGGCACATTCGGACCCGAGCTGGTTCCAGAGTTGGGCATTGTTGAAGGCCTTGGCGATTTCCGGCGGCAGGCTGTCCATCACGCCATTGTGCCTATTGTCAGTCGCACCCGCAAGGATTAGGGTTAATTTCCTGTTTGGAGGGCTAAAGATGGCTGAGAAAGCGTTCCGCAAGGTCGATTCGGGCAAGGACGACGACATGCAGAAGCCCGAGCATGACGAATACGGCGCCGACGAGCATGTCGATTCCGCCGAGCATCACTCCACCGTCGCCATGCACCACAAGAACATTGGCGAGCATCTGGAAGCCGCGGCGGAAGGCCACCACGCCCTTGCCGAGCAGCATGAGTCGATGAGCAACATGCACCGCGAGAAGATGGCCTCCATGCTGCAGAACGAAGCCGAGCTTCGCAAAGGCGTCTGATGCCCAGCGTCTCTCCTGCCCAGCATAACTTCATGGAGATGGTCGCCCACGACCCCAAGGCAGCCAAGCGCGTCGGCGTTCCCCAGTCTGTCGGCAAGGACTTCGCCAGGGCCGATGAAGGCATGAAGGAAGAACACCGCAAGAAACTGGCGGACGCATTGCAGAATACGCAACGATAACAAACAGTTAGCGATTAACAAACCATGGCACGACCACGCGGCACATGGGGCGACAAGGCTTTCAGGGACGCCCTCAACAAAGCGGTAAGGCAACGCCATGAAGATGGGCGACAGAAGCTTGAACACATTGCGGAAAAGCTCGTAGCCGAGGCAGTCATCGGTGACATGAGCGCCATCAGCGAAGTAGCCAACAGGCTTGACGGCAGACCGCACCAAACCGCAGAAATTGCCAATATTCACGAACACTACGTCGTGGAGGTCCCAGCCCTCAAGCAGACCACCGCAGAGGAATGGGGCAAGCGTTACGATGCCTGACGGACAGCGCATCGTCGTCTGGCGACCCGAGAGCAAGCCACAACGAGCATTGCTTGAATGCCCTGTATTCGAGGTATTCTTCGGGGGAGCTCGAGGCGGCGGCAAGACCGATGGCGTCCTGGGAGAATGGGCAGTCCACGCAGACCGTCACGGCACGAACGCGGTTGGTCTCATGCTACGACGCTCACAAACCGAACTGATCGAGACCATCGAACGCAGCAAGCAGATATACGGCCCATTGGGAGCCGAGTTCTTCATCCGTGAAAGCATGTGGAGATTCCCCAATGGCGCAAGGCTACGGTTCGCCTATCTCGACAGGGATCAGGACGCCGACAACTACCAGGGCCATAGCTACACAAGGCTCTATGTCGAAGAGATCGGCAACTTTCCCAATGCTGCTCCTATCCTTAAGTTGCTGGCCACTCTTCGCTCTGGGCATGGTGTTCCTTGCGGCTTTCGCGCTACTGGCAATCCCGGTGGCCCTGGTCATCAGTGGGTCAAGGCTCGCTACATCGACCCCGCTCCATTGGGCTGGAAGGTTATCAAGACCACATTCAAGGGGTCGGACGGCACCGAGATAAGCCGTGATCGGGTCTACATTCCGTCACGCCTTGGCGACAACAAGTTCCTCGGCCCGGAATACGAAGCCAACCTCAAGATGCTCGGCAACGACAACCTTGTGAGAGCGTGGCTGGAAGGAGACTGGAATGTCGTTGCAGGAGCCTTCTTCCCCGAGTTCAGCCCACACCATGTCCTCCCCTACCAGCCCCTGCCTGAGATGTGGCCAAGGTTTCGCAGTGGGGACTGGGGATCTGCCCGGCCGTTCAGCATCGGCTGGTGGGCAATATCGGACGGTTCTCTGCCTCAACTGCCGCGCGGCGCTCTGGTCCGCTACCGTGAATGGTATGGCTGGAACGGCAAGCCCAACGAAGGACTGAGACTCACCGCCGAGGAAGTGGGCGCCGGCATTGTCGAGATGGATCAGGGCGATACCATCACGGGAGGCGCATCGGTATTGGACCCTGCAGCCTTCGCCAACGATGGTGGCCCCAGCATTGCCGAGCGCATCTATGAGGGGTCAGGCCGCAAGGCAAGATTCCGCTCTGCTGACAACAAACGTGTTGCCAGGATGGGCGCATTGGGCGGCTGGGATCAGGTCCGAAGCAGGCTCAAGGGCTTCGACGGCCAGCCCATGATCTACTTCATGGATAACTGCCAGCACGCCATCCGCACCCTGCCTGCCCTGCAGCATGACCCCATGAGGCCCGAAGACGTGGACACCGAGGCCGAAGATCACGCACCCGACGAGATCAGATATGCCTGCATGAGCCGTCCCTATCTGCCCACGCAGCAGGAGAAGAAGCCCCCGGTCTACGCAGGCGTCCCCATTGGCGGCGTCCAGTCGCCCTTCAACCAGCCGCCCACGATTGACGACATCTGGCGCAACCACAGATCGGAGCGTTACGAATGATCAAGATCAAGGACGGAGGCGATCCCATCCCACGGCCCCGCGTCACGGAAAAGCTGCTCCGCACCGTCACGGAAATCAGGGCCGCGTCACGGAAATCCGGTCGCCCATCCAAGCCCGATGCTCTGAGCCCGGCGCAACGAGCCAAAGCCTACCGCGAGAGGAAGGCCAAGAATGGCTGAAGAAGCCGCCAACTCCATCGACGCCACCGGCCAGCGTGGAGACCCGAGCGATAACGACCCGCCGCCGCAGACGCCAGAGCAGGTTTGTTCATACTGGCTGCAGCAGATCCAGTACAGCGAGCGCAAGTTCAAGTATTTCCGCACCCGCGGCGACCAGATCATCCGCAGGTATCGCAACAAGCGCTCCACGGCCACGCCCACCGTCACCAACATCACGGTCGGGCAGCGCCGCATGAACGTGCTGTGGTCGAACGTGGAGCTGCAGCAGCCGTTCTTCTACAGCCAGACGCCCCGCGCCAACGTCAGCCGCCGCAACAAGGACAAGGACCCCAAGGGCAGGTGGGCCGCCATCGTGCTCGAGCGCGTCCTGCAGAACAGCATGGCGATGCAGCCCTTCGACCATGTGATCGAGCAGGACGTGCAGAACCTGCTGCTGCCGGGCTGGGGCTGTTCGATGGTCGAATATGTCCCCGAGATGCAGCAGGACGAGCAGGGCCAGGATCAGGTCGTCTGGCAGTCGGCCATCCTGCGTTACATCAACTGGCGCGACCAGATCACCAACCCCGCCCGGTTCTGGGAAGAGGTCACGTTCTGGGGCTATGTCAGCTACCTCACCCGCTCGCAGGTAGCCAAGGCCTACGGTCCCGAGATAGCTGCGGAAATCGCACTGGATCACAAGCCCAGCAAGGACACCGACGACACGATGTCCAAGGCCACGATCTGGTGTATATGGGACAAGACCACCGAGAAGGTGTTCCACATCTCCACGGGTTACTCGAAGGCGCCCCTGGGGGAGTACGACCCGCCAGTGAAGTTCGAGGGCTTTTTCCCCATCCCTCGTCCTTTGCTGGCGACCGTCGCGCCCGATACGGTCATCCCCACCCCCGACTTCGACCAATACCAGGACCAGGCCGACGAGATCGACCTGCTGACCCAACGCATCTACGTGCTGACCCGTTCGCTCCGGCTCCGCGGCCTCTATCCCGGCGACATGCAGAGCATCAAGCAACTGATGGACGAGGGTACCGACGCCGACCTGATTCCGGTGGAGAACTGGAGCTCGTTCCAGGAGCGTGGCGGCGGCAAGGGGCTGGTCGAATGGTTCCCCATCGATCAGGTCGCCCAGACGCTGGAGTGGTGCTACAAGGCCCGCGACCAGGCTGTGGCGACCATGAACAGCATCATAGGCCTGTCGGACCTGATGCAGGGCCAGACCAACCCCAACGAGGCCGCCAGCACCCAGACCATCAAGGGCCAGTTCGGCAGCCTCCGTCCGAGGGACAGACAACGCGACGTGCAGCGCTATATCCGCGGGCTGCTGAAGCACATGGCCTCCGTCGTGGGCCAGCATTTCACGCTCGAGGTGATGCAGGAGATGAGCGGCGTGCCGTTGCTCACCCAGCAGCAGAAGCAGACCATCCAGATGTACCAGCAGCGTGTTGCCCAGATGCAGCAGCAATGGCAGCAGGTCGCCATGCAGGCCAGGCAGGTGGGCCAGCAGCCGCCGCCCCCTCCCCAGCCGCCGCAACCCGCTCCCACCCCGGAGATGATGGAAAGCATGGAGGAACCGGCATGGGAGGACATCCTGCCGCTCCTTCAGGACGACAAGCTGCGCGGATTTACCATCGACATCGAGACCGATTCGACCGTCGAGGCCGACCAGATCCAGCAGCAATCGAAGGCGCAGACGTTCCTCACGGGAGTTTCGCAGTTCATGGAGGCATGGACGCCGCTCATTGAAAAGAGCCCGCCGCAGATTGCCGGCGCCATGGCCAAGCTGGGCGGTGAATTGCTCATGTTCGGCGTTCGCCACTTCAAGGCGGGCGAGACCATCGAGACCCAGATCGAGGAGGCGGTCGAAGCCATCGAGAAGGCCTCGGAAGCCGCAGCACAGGCCCCGCCGCAACCCAATCCCAAGCTTCAGGTCGAGCAGATCAAGGCCCAGACCGCCCAGCAGAAGGGGCAGGCCGAGATTCAATCGACCACGATCAAGAGCCAGGCCGAGATTGCCAAGGCCAAGCTCGATCTGGTCGCGACCGAGGCCGAGCATCACGCCAACATGCTCGATCACCACGCCAACATGGCCGAAAAGGCTGCAGATTTGCAGATTGCACAGGCCCAGCCTCCGGTGCTGCCGCAATGACCCGCTATCGCTACGACAAAGACCTTGATTGCGTCGTCCCGGTCGGCGGCAACTACTTCGAGGAAGCCCCGCAAGGCCCCAGCATCATCAGCGACGACCTGAAGGCAGGCGTGAACGGCCTACGACACATGCCCAGCGGCAAACGGCTCGATGGCAAGGGCGCATTCCGCGAGGCAGACAGGCGCGCGGGCGTCCAATGCGTCGGCAACGAGCGCCAGTTCGCGGCAAAGCCCGGCAAGACCGATTACGGAACCGTCGTGCAGGATGCGTATCGCCAGTTCGACGGCAACTACAACGGAACGGCAGATCGTGTGAAGGCGGAAGAAGCCCGAAGCAAATGGAGACGTGACAATGCCCGATAACAGCGTCCTTGACGACCTGAATGCTGCCATGGAGCAGCTCGAGACGAACACCGAGCAGCCCATCGAGCGTGAGCCTGCCGAGCCGACTGTTTCACGTGAAACAACCGCGCCGGAAAAGCCCATCGACAAGACCGTTGCCCCGGAGAAGGCCCGTGATGAACGTGGCCGCTTCGAGAAGATGCGGGATGCAGCGGAGGCCCGCGAGAAGCGCCAGACGCTGACGCTGAAGAACGGAGCGGACCAGCAGCCCATCGGCCAGCCCGCCAAGCCCGCAACCCCTGCGATTCCGCCGCCCACGGACTGGACCGGCAATGCCAAGCTCAAGTGGGACCGCCTGCCCCGCGAGGTGCAGCAGGAGATCAGCGGCAAATGGGGCGAACTGGGCACGCTCCGTGGTGAACTGGCGCCGCTCAAGGAACTGATCGACACGAACCGGCAAACCCTGGTCAATGCCGCCGGCTCGGTGCCCGAGGCTTTCCGGCAACTGGTCGGCTTCCACAACATGTACTTGACTAACCCGGTGGGATTGGCACAACATATACTCCGATCACGGGGTATCGACCCGACGCAGCTTGCAGGCGCTCCCCAGCAGCCCAACGCGCAGCCGGACATCTCGAAACTCCTCGATCAGGCGGTTACGGCACGGCTCCAGCCCTTCATGCAAGCGGCCGAGCAGCGCGACACGCAGCAAATCCAGCAGACGGTCGAAAGTTTCCGGTCCGAGGTCGATCCGAAGACCAACCAGCCCCGCTACCCCTATTTCGAGGATGTCCGCAACTACATGGGACACCTCATCAGGAGCGGCGCGGCGCGGGACATCAAGGAAGCCTACGACCAGGCCACATGGGCCAATCCGCAGATTCGCAGCCAGCTTACCCAGCAGCAGGCCGAGGAAGCAAGGAAAGGCGCGGCCAACGGAGCTCAAAGGGCAGCCAATGCCCAGCGGGTTTCGGTACGAGGAGCGCCCCTGGACGGAGGTTCTTCCGCAAGGGCATCGGGCAGATCAAGCGTCGTTGACGATGTTCGCGCAGCCAGCGCGGAGCTTCAGGGGCGCCTTTAAGAGGAGAGATACATGGCCGCCCCAGGCCTGAGCGAACTGATCACCACGACCCTCCGCAGCCGCACGCGCAAGCTTGCGGATAACGTCACCCGCAACAACGCCATCCTCCGGGAACTCGACAAGCGCGCGACGGGCCTGATGCCCTTCGATGGCGGTCGCACGATCCTGCAGGAACTGGACTACGCCAACAACACCAACGCGACATGGTATTCGGGCTACGATACCGTCGCCATCAACCCGCAGGAAACCTTCACCGCCGCCGAGTTCGACATCAAGCAGTTGATGGTCGCGGTCTCGGTTTCCGGCCTCGAGATGATGCAGAACTCGGGCGAGGAACGCTCCATCAACCTCGTCGCGGCCCGCATCGAGAATGCCGAACGCACCATGCAGAACACGGTGGCCATCGGCATGTACTCGGACGGCACGTCGGCCGGCGGCAAGATCATCGGCGGCCTGCAGCTCATCATCGCCGATACGGCGACGACCGGGACGGTGGGCGGCATCAACCGCGCCTCATGGACCTTCTGGCAGAACATCAGCACCGGCGGCACGTCCTTCACCGGGGCGGCGATCCAGGCCGCGATGGACAACATGTGGGTCCAGCTGGTCCGCGGCACGGACCGTCCCCGCCTGATCCTGTGCGACAACACCGCGTACAGCGCCTACCTGCAGTCCATGCAGGCCATCCAGCGCGTCACCGATCCCGACTGGGCCTCGGCGGGATTCACCAACCTTGCCTTCATGGGCAATACCCCGGTGATCCTCGACGGCGGCTACCAGGGCTCGACCGGCGTTGCCAACGGCGCGGGCGGCACGGGCGTTCCCAACCTGCAGAATGGCGGCGTCCCCGCCTCGCACATGTACTTCGCCAACACCGAGTTCCTGCACTTCCGCCCCCACAAGGACCGGAACATGGAAGTGGTCGATCCCGACCGCTATTCCACGAACCAGGATGCGGTCATCAAGCTCATCGGCTGGGCTGGCAACATGACCTCCTCCAATAACTTCCTCCAGGGCGTGCTTCACTAAGGAGAATTTCAAATGGCTGGCACTCCTGTTTGGGTTTCCACCACGACCGGCCTCGCCGGTCAGGGCGTGGCCCCCGGCAATGTCTGGACGACAGACGGCGTTACGATCACCGGCACCACCGTAGGCGTGGGCGGCATTCCCTACCCGCAGCCGGGCATGATCCAGATGTTCCGCGATATCGGCACCTCGAGCCTCGGCATCGGCGAGTTCATCTGGCTGCAGGGCGTTGCCTCGACGGCGGCAGGCGACATCGTGACCTACACCGTCTCGGACGGCACCCTGAACGGCACCACGGTTCGCTGGGCCGGTACGGCAAATTCCGGGTGGCCGGTAGCGGTCGCAACGGCTGCGACGGTGGCCAACACGCAGGGCTGGTACCAGATCGGTGGCGCTGCCATCGTGAACGTCTCCGGCGCCGTCACGGTGGGCTCGCAGGCCTACTACATCTCGACGGCAACGCTTGCCTCCGCTGCCGTCAACGGCAAGCAGATCCTGTCCGCGCAGTTCTCCGGGGCTTCCGGCACATGGGTTTCCGCCAACCAGGCGGTCGTCACCATCGACCGGCCGCACGTCCAGGGCCAGACGACCTAAAGTCCCTCCTATGGGCAACGGGGCGGCAGGACGAGGCTTTCCCTGCCGCCCTCTTTTTTCCTGAAGCAAGCGAAGGAGCAAAGAGATGGCCGACCTATTCTATTCCTACCGGGAGCCGGGCGACCGCTCGAACACGCCGACCCTGCTGGTGCGGTTCGAGGAAACCACCGAGCAGAACGCCGCAATCACGCAGGCAACCGGCATCGCCACGTTCGACCACAAGCTGGTGGCCCTCGTCTCTGCGCCCGGAGCAAGGTCGGAGGCGGCCTGCGAGGTCGAACGCACGCTTCCCGATGGCACCGTGAAGCGTCACCCGCTCAATTCGTTCAAGTACGGCGAGGCGCTGAAGCTCTACAAGGCGGGCAAGGAGCAGACCAACATCGGCACGCCGCTCGAGCATCTTCCCGGCATCAACCCGGCCTATGTCCTCAACCTGAAGGCCCGCGGCATCCATTCCATCGAGATGCTCCATGGCGCCTCCGACAACCTGTCCGGCGAACTGATGGGCTACCGGCACTGGAAGGAGAAGGCCAAGGACTTCATCGAGGTCCGCGAGAAAGAGGCCCCCAAGAAGCATCTGGAGGCCGAACTGAAGCAGCGCGACGACACCATCGCCAACCTGCAGCGCCAGTTGGACGAGCTTGTCAGCCGTCTTGGCGAGCCCGAGAAGCGCAAGCCCGGCCGGCCGCCCAAGGCTGAGGTTGCCCAGGCCGCGTAATGGCTCAACAGGCGGCCTCCCAGTCCGTCCTGCAGATGGTGCAGCGCTGTACGGCCCGCATGGCGTTGCCCCAGCCTGCCACCGTCTACAATGCGACCGATCCCCAGACCCAGCAGTTCGGCGAGTTCATCAACGAGATGCTCACCGAATACATGAAGTGGCCCGATACCTACTGGACGCCGCTTCTCCGGGAATGGAACTTCACCACCCTTGCAGCCGATGCCCAGCCGTCGAACGCGGTGCCGACCGACCTCGACCGCTTCGTGGACAACAGCATGTGGGACCGCACGCTAACCCGTCCCGTGGTCGGCCCGATCAGCCCGCAGATCTGGGAGGCATGGAAGGCAAGGCCCGTCCTTACCTCCGTCGTGTTCGGCTACACGATGCGCGGCTACGTCATGTACACCGCCCCCAACCCTCCCGCGGGCGATGCGGTCTACTACCAGTACATCACCAATCTCGCGGTGTTCCCGCTGGGCGTCAGCACGAACGCAGGCGCGATGGTGAACTCGACGCAGCAGTATTTCCAGAACGACACCGACACCTGCGTCTTCGACACCGAGATCATGATCAAGGGCATCCGCTGGGCGTTCCTGCGGGCAAAGGGCCTTTCCTACGAGCAGGAATACCAGCAGTGGATCGAGGCCGTGCAGATGGAGGCCTCGCGTTCCGGCGGCATGCCGCGCATTACGATGGCAGGCAGCTATAACGACTGGCTGGTCGGGCCTTACGTGCCTCAGTTCAATTTCCCCGGTGCGTAATGCAGGTCTTCGCGCCGCAGCAACTCTGGCGCCAGCAGGTCCTGGCCTTTGCGGCAAACCTTGGGGTCGATCCGACCGCGGCGCCCTATAACGCCGATCCCACGGGAACGAACGACAGCAGCGCTGCCTTCCAGGCTGCGATCACCGCTGCCGAGGCCGTCAATGGAAGCGTGATCGTCCCTCCCGGCACGTTCAAGCTTGCCAGCACGCTCAATATCACCGGCACGATGAACTTCCTCGCCGCGGGCCTGGGGACGATCTTCAAGCCCGCCACCGATGGCATCGGCACGATGTTCAACGTCACCGGCACCTATACCCTGATGTCAGGGTTCAAGGTGGACGGATCGGCAATCGTCAGCCCCACCTATACCTGCATCGAGGCAAATTCAGGCGGCGGCCAGCGGTTCAGCGAGATTTTCATATTCGGGGCCGGAACCGGCGTTTACATGCCGCAGGGGAATGCCTGCCGCTTCACCAACATGCGTATCCAGCTTTGCACCACCTGCGTCCTGCTGGGCGGCATCGCCGGGGTCTTCGCAGGAGACACGACATGGACGGAGATCGTGGCCATCCCCACGACCACCGGGACGGCATGGATCGTGGACGGCAACACCAACGCCCAATACATGACCCGCGTGCAGATGATCGGAGGGGCCTGCAACCTCAACCTCCGCGGCTCGGGAGCCAGTACCGCCATTCCCGCCAACATCTACCAGACGGCCTGCGATTACAGCGCCTCGAGTGCTGCGGTGGTGCAGATCGAGAAGGCGCAGAACGTCCTGTTCAATTCCTCCCAGATCGGCGGATCGACCGCGGATGCAGGTGTGCTGATCAATGCATCGGCTTCCACCGACATAGACGGCATATCGTTTGTTGGCACGCAGATCGGCGGCAACACGACCAATGGAATCAACTGGGTGAAGGGCTGCAACCTCTCGGTCAATGGCGGCTCGATGGTCTATGCCAACGGCGGCGCGGCTCCCGTCTATCCCAACATCAATGTCGGTGCCGCGGCCACCGGGCTCTGCATGATCACGGGTTCCATGATCGGCCTGTCGGACAGCGGAGAAATCTGGGGCAACAAGTCGGAGTTCAACACATACGGCATCCAGCTTGCCAGCGGATCTCTGACCGACATCACCAACTTTCCCGGTCGCGTCTACATCACCGGCAACATGCTGGGCGGCAACCATACCGGCGCGATCAACGATCTTGGGTCGGCGCCCACGGGCGGCCGTAACATCCAGACCCCCAACATGACGGCCTGACGATGTGGACGCCTGCCACCAAGAATCCGAAATACGCCCAGAAGGCCAAGGTTGCGGTTCCCTATAACCTCCCCGCCCCCACGGGAGGGCTGAACGCCCGCGATGCCTTCGCCGCGATGAGCGCGCAGGATGCGGTCGCCCTCAACAACGTATTTCCCGAAGCCAACGATTGTACCGTGAGAGGGGGCTGGGCTGCGTGGCGGTCGGGACAATCGAGCCCGGTTCGATCCCTGATGACATGGAACGGCTCGCTCAACACCGACAAGATATTCGCCGGGGCCGGGACGACGATCTGGGACGTGACGGCCTCCGGGAGCTCTCCCACATCGCAGGTGACGGCCCTCACCAATGTCGATTTCCAGTGGACGAACCTCGAGAACAATGGCGGCATCTTCCTCTGCGTCGTGAACGGCGCCGACAGTTACCAGGTCTACGACGGCTCGCACTGGAGCACGCCCAGCATCAGCGGCGTTGCATCGAGTTCATGGGCCAACATCTGCCAGTACAAGCAGCGCCTGTGGTTCAACCAGATCAACAGCCTCAATGCATGGTTCCTCGGCATCCAGGCTATTTCCGGCACGGCGACGATGTTTCCCCTGGGCGCAGTGTTTCGCCAGGGCGGCACGCTGACCGGCATCGGCACCTTCTCGCAGGATGCGGGCGATGGCCCCAACGAATATCTCTGCTTCATCACCACGAAGGGCGAGGTTGCGGTCTACGAGGGCACCGATCCCACGAATGCGAATACATGGGCGTTGGTGGGCGTCTACACGACCGGCTATCCGATTGGACGGCGCTCCACCGTGCGCTGGGATGGCGACCTCGGCATCATCACCGAGGACGGCATCGTGTCCATGCAGTCCACCCTCCAGTTCGACCGGAACGCCGACCAGAAAGCGGCCATCACGGCGAAGATCCAGACGCTGTTCTCCCAGTTGGTGGCCCAGTACAAGGGCAATTTCGGCTGGCAGCCTCAACTCTATCCCAAGCAGCGCTACCTGATCATCAATGTGCCTGCGATCACCAACATGAGCCAGACCCAACTGGTGATGAATACCGTCACAGGCGCGTGGTGCGAGTTCAACAACATGAACGCCGGGTGCTGGGGCGTTGCCAACGACAGCCTCTACTTCGGAGGCAACAACGGCACCGTCTATCAGGCCAACGTGGGTTTCCTCGACAACGGGGCCTCGTTGATCAACTGGGAGGCCCAGACGGCGTGGCAGCTTCCCGGCGGCCAACTCTCGGGCGTTTGGCAGCTTCAGGGAGGCATGACCAACAAGCTCTTTACTGCCGTGAGGCCCACCCTCCTTGTCGGGCAGGGCGTCACCTACGCCATCGGCATCAATGTGGACTTCAACAGCCAGCTTCCTACCGGCGCGCTGCAGGCCCTGTCCCCGGCCCTTGGCAGCATGGTCTGGAACTGGAAATGGCCCGGCACATGGGGCGGCGGAAACATCCTCGACCAGCGCTGGCAGTCTGCCGGGGGCATCGGGACGTGGATTTCGGTGCATATGACGGGAACGGTCGGCGGCGGGACAGGTGTGGAACTCCAGGCCTTCCAGATCCTTGCCGAGCCAGGCGGTCCCTTCTGATGAAACGGGTCTTTTATGTGGGCCATGACGCGGAAGTGGCGCAGTTCGTGGCCGAACTTGCTCCCATGGAACGCCCTGTCTGGCCCGAGGGATATCGTGCGTTCGGGGTACTGGACGAGCGCAACCGGCTGATATTCGGGGCGGTGTTTTCGGAGTGGAAGCCCGAGTTCGGGACTATCCAACTTTCCGCGGCTGGTATATCTTCCTACCTACTGAGCCCCGATATAGTGGCTGCCCTCGAAGGGTACGCATATCGACAGCTTCAGGCCAATAGAGTTTGGTCGCGAACGTCGATCCGCAATCGCAAGGCGATCCGACTCCTAAAGCACATCGGTTTCAGGCCGGAAGGCGCCAGTGCGGACTATTTCGGTCCGGGCCACGCCGCGGAGACGTATCGAATGCTCAGAAAAGAATGGCTCGCCAAGACGAATTTTAGGGACGCAGCCTGATGGGCGGCGGTTCCTCCAGCAGCGCGCCCCAGTTCGACGCCAATTCTGCGATCAACCAGCAGGCGACGAGCAACCTCGACACGGCTGCCGCCTCGCAGGCGATGAGCCAGACGAACCAGGTCACGCCCTATGGCTCGCTGACCTACAACCAGAGCGGAAGCTATACCGACCCCTTCACCGGAACATCGGTTCCCACCTATACCGCGACGACTCAGCTTTCTCCCGCCGAACAGGGATTGCTCGGGCAGGCACAGGGAGTGCAGAGCGGCGAGTTGAACACGGCGCAGTCGATGCTGCCGGGTGTGCAGAACACCCTCAGTTCCGAGGGCAACCTCCTCCAGAACTACGGGAGCAATACCGATCAGGCCTACAACGACCTGATGGCCCGGCAAAACCAATCCTACAATCTTCAGAACGAGCAGCTTCAGTCCCAGCTTGCCAACCAGGGCATCAATCCCGGCACCGCGGCCTACAACAACGCCTATATCCCGCTCAACCAGCAAAGAGTGGACGCGACCAATCAGGCGCAGTTGCAGGCCACGGGCTTGGCAGGGCAAGACATCCAGAATGCGCTCGCTGCGGGAACGGGCGGCATCAACCAGTTGCTTGCGCTGACCGGACAGGGCGGACAGGTCACGAATCCCAACCTGACGAACACACCACAGAGCAACGTGGCGGGGACGAACACCGAAGCCCCGCAGATCGCCCAATACCAAGGCCAGTTGAGCGCCTACAATCAGGGCCTGCAGAACAATCAGGCGACCATGGGCGGCCTGTTCGGGCTCGGCGGCTCCGTATTGGGCGGATTGGCCGGAAATACCGGCTTGGCGAGTGGACTGTTTGGAGGCGCTGGGGGTGGTAGTACCAACTCACTCATTGCCTCCTTGCTGGCTACCGGAGGAGGCGTTGCACCGTGAGTCTAGTATCGCGGTTCATATCCCTTGGCCGTCATGCAGCCCATGTACATGGCGATGCTTGGCGAGCGCACGGCGACGTTGCCCTCCATTGCTATGCCGCCATAAGCAAGGGATTCCTTCACGCATGCATAATTGTCGGCATGCAGTTCCGGCGGATGATCGGATCGGTACCAGCCTTTGGGAATTTCGGGGCCTGCACACGCGCCGACTGCAAGGAACAGGATCAACGCCATCCTTCTCATGTAGCCTCCTATGGCCGATAACGATCTCAACCTTACCCAATATCTGCTCGAAAATCCGCTTTACAACTACGGCGGGAAAATAAGGGATCAGGGCAGCCAGACCACGCCTGTCAGAACATGGCAGGAAGGGCTTGCACGCGCTCTGCAAGGAGGGGTTGGCGGGGCCTTCCAGAGCTATGCAGGGCTGCAGGCCAAGAATGAGCGCTCCCTTGACCAGCAGGCCCTCCAGAACGCCACGCAGGCGGCTGGCAAGGGCGATTGGGAAGGTGCGCGGGCTCATCTGGCCTCCCGCCCGAACACCGCCGGACAGGCCTGGCAGCTTGCCATGCAGGATGCCGCCCTCAACAAGCAGATGGAACTGGCGAAGTTCAATCAGGGGCTACAGCAGCAGACCGGCGCGAGCATTCTGAGCGGATTGGGTATCGGCGGGGGTCAGGGAGGAGCGCCGCAGGGTCAAGCCGCGACGACTTCTCAATATGAGGGTGGACCAGGTGCGACTCCTGCCACAACTAATCCGCTGTCAGGTGCAGGTGGTGCTTACTCATTTATGCCTGATACCTGGGCCGATGTTGCAAGCAAAAACCCTGATCTGAATTTGCCCTTCAACATGAAGCAGGCAACGCCAGAACAGCATACCGCTGCTTTCAATCGCTTTACGCAACAGAACGCGCAATCTCTTAATCAGGCTGGCATCCAGCCTACGCCGGCAAATCTTTATCTCGCCCATCGCGCAGGAGCCAAGGGCGCCCAGACCATTCTTCAGGCCGCGCAGAACGATCCAAATACGCCGCTTTCAACAGTTGT